ATGTTGCACAAAATGGGTACCCAGAGAATTTTTATTATAGATCCATGAAAAATAGTACGTCTGGTGGATTTATGTTCACTGGTAAGAAAAGTAAATATATTGACTTTACTCCCAAAGACTTTAAACAAGATGCTGTTACACCAAAACCCGAAGTTTTAATTCAAGTCCAGGAAATAATAGATTCTTATTTACAAGATAAAACTTCTCATTCTATAGTTGGAGCTCAATTAAAAGATGAACCTAGAAGTTGGGATAAAGTTATTAAAGGAAATACACGTATGTTCGCTATGTCATCGTACGATATGACTTTAGTAAATAGAATGTATTTATTACCATTCTATAGTATGATGTGCGAACATAGAGACGTATTTAGTACTAAAATTGGAATAAACATGCACTCCGATGAAGTGGACAAAATGTATAACACCCTAAAAAATTTTTCTTCCAACATTATGGAAGGTGATTATGGCGGATATGATACAAGTATGCCTATAGGAATTGGATTTATGTCTAATTCTATTGTCTATACTGTACTCAAGAAATTAGGTTATAATGCTCATGCTTTGCAAATTGTCAAAGGCATCTTAACTGAAAATTTATTTCCAACCGTTGTATTGAATGGAACTGTCTTTACACCTCCAGGTTTTCAACCGTCAGGCAAATATGCCACTGCAGAGGACAATTCTTTGCGAGGCGTGATTTTGTTACGATATGCTTTCACAGTAATGTGCACGCCTCTTGGTTATAATAATGCTTTGAACTTAACTACCAAATTCAATGTCCGTGATTTCGATGACCTTTTATTACCAATAACATATGGTGATGATATGTTGTGTGGTGTGAAAGACGAATTAGCACCTTACTTTAATAATATCACTTATGAGAAGTTTGTTCGAGAAGTTTATTATATGACGTTCACTACGTCAGATAAAAAAGAACAGACAGAAAAATTTGTAAGTATAGAGAATATTTCTTTTCTTAAAAGAACATTCAGATATCATTCTCTTATGAAGCGAGTTATTGCACCTTTAGATAAAGATTCTATTATGAAAAGTTTGTGTTACTATTTGCCTTCTAAAGAAATCACTCCTGAAGAACAGATCGTCCAAACGTGTATTAGTGCACTTACAGAACTCTTTTTCCATTGTGACGAGCAAAGTACCTATGATACTTACAGGCGTAAAATTATAGACAAATTAGCTGACTTGACTAGGTTCAGCATATCTGATTTAGAGCCCTTGTTTAAAACGTGGGATTCTTTATTAGATAAATATAGTCCTCAATAGTTTTACTATCTTTTACTAATAAAAGATAAAACTCAGTGCCAAATATACTGAACATTTAATCACTTTATCAAACCATAAGATGAATGTTTACAGGAAACACTGTTATAAAAGGAGGCTTATTTAAGCTTATTATGATACAATTAGTGCCTTGTCGTGGCGTACCCACTTCAAAAGACAAATGTATTGGTTTGCGTTCGTAATCACCTAATTCAGTGGTTACAAGAATGTAATTTGAATTGCCAAAACTACAATTTATAAACCAAAGTGTGAACACCAAATGGCTTCATACTGCTGTAACCATTCAGCAACCCCATTTCAACAGAAATTACGCAAAGCAGCTTATGCTGATTTTGAAAGTGCTGTTGATAAATTATTAAGAACAACTGATACTCTTCAAACAACAACTGAT